TAATAAAGCATCATAGGTATATAAAATCGGACGAGATAACCTTCCACCCAACGCATCCCACAATTGACCCATCTTCATATAATTAACTTCCGTTTCTAAGGCTTGTAGTAAATAATTGAATACCTTTTGTTCAGTAGCACCCTCTATTCGTCCGAAGTGTATTTCCCTTTTAAATAGGGGTGTCGTCAAACGGCCCGAAATTACAAACCCCCTATGAACGGATTGGGTATATTCCTCTACTTTTTGAAAGAATGGAATCTTACGAGCTTCATCATCCAACCCACCATATAGATAACGGAATGTAATCCCCTTTGCCGTTTCGTAATCCGTTCCGTATAGATTCGCAAAGTATTGGTGAGCCGAAATATCCGTAGGTAATTTATACCCAATCAATCCGGCAATAAGGCGTATGTGATATGACTCGTAATCGAATTGAAGCAGAGTACCATTTGGAAACCGGCTAATAAAACTCTCCCTGCTACCATCGGATTTGTTAAGAGCAGAATAGTTTACACCCAAATGCCTGTTAGAAGGTCTGCCGGTTATTGTGTATGGATTGTATTGTGTGAATACTACATCACCCTTTTTGATAAATTGTGGGTCGAAGCTAAAACTATCAATAAATTTTTCTCTATCGACCTTTACCCCAGCCCCTTCCAACCTTCCCAATGTTCGGATTGCTGATGAATATTTACGATTAGTTTCCGTTTTAAGATTAAGGTCAGGTAATGTCTTTAATAACTCATACCATTTCATTAGAGGTATACAATCATTCAGTTCCGTAAAGTCTCTCCTATACCCTCTATAAACCCCGTCAGCAAACTCATTAAAGATAAATGGTTTACCATACTCTTCAAAATATAACCACTCAAAATCAAACCCTAAATTGCTTATATAACGACTATCTAAAACTATTGTATCATTATCAAAAAGTTTATTTAATTCAATTTTTACTAACTTTTTGGCATCTATATGATTTAAGTTTATAATACCATCTTCACCCTCTGTTCTATAATAAAGAAATGATATACGGGTGGCAAATGGATGTGCTCTATTAGAACTCCATACTGGCACTAATAACTTTATTTTTTTACTACCCTTTATAAAAGAAAGTAGGGTAGATTTATCTTCAATCAGATTCATCATACCCTACTAATATACTAAAAATATTTGGGATTACAAAAATTATTCTCCCCAATGTTTTTGTCTTAATTCGTAAATATCAATTGGTTCCCTTTTCATTTGGTTTCCGGCCCTAAAATACGCACCTTTTTTCAGATATCCAGCTAAAAAGTTTCTTCTCATTCTCGTTGTATCTTTATTAGGGTCAGAACCGTGAACAACGTGTGAGTGTAATAATGCAACTTGCCCTTTTTTCAAATAACCGTTTACCTTACGAAAATCATGTCCTTCTGGCATTACACAACTAATTCCTCTCTCACTTCTCCAATTGGATGTATTTGTTGCTTTTCTTTCTTCATTATCTTCCATAGGTAATACTGGTAATCTGTGAGAGCCTTCATAGTTCCATACCGAACCATTTTCTGGATCATGATTATCTAAGGCCAATGCTATATTAATTATTTCGTTATGCCCACAACCTGTATAAAATCCATTTTGATGTTGGTCTCTACCTAATTCACCCTTTGGCTTAAAGTATGCCCATGTCTGCATTCCAACAACTTCACCATCCATTAAAAATTCACATGCCTCAATAATTTTTGGATGTGAAAATAATTTTGCTAATTTGTCAGAAAGTTTGTGGGGGTACATAAATGGTTCGTATTCCTGCCATTTTTCAGGTTCAGCTGAATTTCTTTCTAAACGTAATTTATTTAATTCTTCGTTAATTTCATCAACTTCCAATTCGGTAAGTAATTCAATTTGTGTAAATCCTCTGAATCTCCAATCAAAAGACATTTGTTGTAATTCTTCTTCGGATAAGTGTCTGTATTTGTTCATATTAATAACCATTTATAATTAAATATACGATTTTATTTTTATTTTACCAAATTATTTATAAAATTGTAATATGTTTGGCAAATATAAAGATATATTTTGTAATTTTTTTGATGCGATACTTAATGCAGATTTGTTTGAAAATATTACACCTTTATCATCCAAAGTCCCATTATTTTTATAAATAGGATTTTGAGGACCTGTAATTCTCCATATAATTTTATCCCCAACCCAATATGGATTTTCTAAATATTTTTCATAATCAGTTTCGTTTACTTCAAAAATAAAACCATTTTTATCGTTAGCTTTTTTAACAAAATATCTCTCAATAAAACCAAACTTATAATCTGCCTCTTTCGGTACAGGAATTATTGTATTTGGAGTATTTAAGTCAAATATATTTTTTTCGTATTTATACATTATTCATTATTTATTCTATATCCAGCTTCCAATAATGTTTTCCAACCTTCTTTATCTAATGAATGTTTTACATTTGTTATTTGAAAAAATCCATTTTTGTTATATACCTCAGGTACACCATCCATTCTAAAAATTTCACCACAACTTATACCTGAAGTACCCGAAATAATCATTGTAATTTCTAAAAAAGTTAAAGCAGATGTTTTCTTTTTTTGATTAGTTTTAATATTTAAACCTCCTGTTAAAAATGGTTTATCTTTGTAAATAAGTGTTACGGTTTCTTTGCCTAATTTAAATTTTACACTTTTACTATTTAAAGATTCTGTTACATCTTTATCTTCTTTTGTTGCCGCCTCCTTTTCTACATTTTCTGGACTTGGGACTAAATTAATACTTAATTCCTTTGCTCTTTCATCGGTTTCCTTTTTTTCTTGCAATCGTATTTCATAATTAGCTTTATCTAATGAAACAAAACCATCTGCGTTTGCAAATATACTACTATCAAATTGAGCATAGCCTGTATTTGTAAAGCTATATTTATTACTACATTCATCTAATGTAATTTTTTCTTCAGGTTTACCTTCATTTATTTTATTTGCGTTTGATATATTTGCAAAAAAAGCCTGCCCCATTTGTAAATCATCTAAATTAAAAGTAAATTCAAATCCTTTCACAATTGAGCCAGATGGCCCGATTTTAAATCTGTACAAATCTAGTGGTTGTGGTATTTCCTGAGTAATACATAAATCGTTAATTGTTACGGTAGGGTCATTCTCTTGCTCATTACCTAATCTTAATTTAGTAAGACCAAACATATTTTCATTTACTAATGATAATAATTGATTTAATATTTCAATTTTTGAGGAGGACTTATTCCAAATTAGTGAAAATGTATTATAATTTATAAATAAATTTAATATATTACCATATGTTCCCTTTTTTTCTTCTCCATTTTTTTCTTTACTTTGTATCTTAAATTCATATTCATTTATTGGATATGGTTTTGTAACTATATTATTATTTTTTTCTCTTTTAAAAATTATTTCATCCTTTTTTGTTGTCATTGTAATTTGAGGTATATCGCCAGGAATTATTAAATCTGAGGAATATGAAATTAAAGAACCACTTGTTTCGCATGGTATACAACTATTCCCTTTATCATCTTTAAAAGTATCTATTTTTACCATTTTTTCTGTTTCAGGAAAAACACCGATTCCATTTAGTAATTCTAAAATATATCTCATCGAAAGGTATGGTTCAATTGATACTTTTGTCTCCTCTTGCTTTGTGGGTTTTACATCCCAGTTAAAAAATTCTTTTTTGTAATTTTTTTCAATTTTTAATCCATCTGGTATGTTAATATTCAATTCGGCTTGTATTTTATTAATCCAATTTGAGAATGTTTTATTTTCTTTATTTTGCGTTTTGGTTTTTGAGCTTTGCTTTTTAGGTGCCGGTGGTAAAAAATATAACATAGTATTTGCACTTGATATTGTTAAATCTACATTGTATGTTAAATTTTCGGCGATTGTATAAGAAAATTCAGTAACCGTTCCTGCTATGTAATCATAATATCCTTTTGTTTTTTCTATTTTCTTTTGGTATAATCCTTTATATTGGTTATCTCTTGAAAAGTTTTTTTTAAATTCCTTTATAAAATTTTTAAAATTATTATTTGATATTATTGCAGTAAGTCCTTCTGGCTCATTTTTTAGACTTTGACTACCAAATTCCACTAAAGAGTATGCACCTGGTCTCAAAAAAAACAATTCAAACATTTCCAATTGTTTTAAAGTAAAAATTTTTATTTTTAATTTTGCACTTTTTAATGTATTATTATCACCATCTGTATCTACCTCAACTGATTCTATTATAGGTGGTGGTAATCTTCTGTTTTCCTCACCGACCACTTCTATTTTTTTACCATCGAAATCATAACCAATATAAGATGACCCTGTAGGATATAAATTTTCAGGATTTAATTCATTTTTAATTTTGCAACCATTATATGTTTTTATTCCTTTTGCACCATTTAATATTTGTTTTATTTTTGTAATATCATCTTTTATATTTTCTTGTGTAACAATAAAAGGAGATGATAATATTACAAACGGTTTATTAGTCCCATAACTTTCAAATCCTTTAGCAGACCTTTTATTTAATTTTTCTTTTATATAATCCTCAAATGGCTTGATAAATGGAAATCCCATATAACTTATTTATTAATTTTTTCAAAATCTCTTAATATTGTGACGATATCAGATGGTATTCTTATTTGTGTACCCTCTTTCAAATACATATCACCATTATTTATATTATTTGCTACAGCTATAATCCAAAAAAATTCAGAATTATTATAATATTTGTTGGCTAGTAAATCTAGTCTATCTGTGTTATCAACTATAATATAAATATCATTATTATTTGGCTTAATTTTAGGATAAATTGTTGTTGACAAATATCTTTTTTCATCTCTTTTTTTAAGAATTGTGTTGTATATGTATCTGTTACTTGCCATTTTATTAAATTTTTAGGTTCGAAAACTTATCAATTGCAGTTCCTATTGTACCATTTCCTAATCCATTAAAATCGTAATTAAATCTTGATGTTTTTGTTCCTGTCGTTATAGTATGATTTTCAATAATTTTCATACTAAAGGATATGTTAATTACAGATGGATGTGGTTCTGAATTATTATCGTTATGCCAAGTTACTGTATCCTCAACGTTGACTGTAACTTTATCAACTGCACCTAACAATCTATTTATATATCCACCAATGGTGACGTATACGAAATTTGGTGCAAATGCCAATTGTGTAAATTCTGATTCACCCGCATATTTAATTGCTGAAATTTCATCATTTGGAAATGCTAATTCTTTAATTGAATTTAATTTCATTATCATTACATCCCTTTCAACTGCAGAGTCATAATACAATTTAAAATCAAAACTGAGGAGTCTTTCAACACCATTTAATTTGTAAACATTAAAAGGTGAACCTAAAAATTTTGAACTCTCCCATTCTGGACTTATATCTTCCGATAATGAAGATACTGTCGCAGGTAATACTATTGAATAATTTTTACCGTATGGAGAAAAAATTATAACGCTTTGTTTTGCATTTGATGGGTTATCTTTTATAAAATCACTATATTTGTAATCTTTCTTTTCAAATATTTTTTCTTGAACATTTGTATTTATTTCATCGAATCTACTAACGCCTTTATTATATATTTTGTCTCCTACGACGATTCTGTCCTGTAATAGTCCTTCTTTTCTAATATATTTGGTATAATTTCTTTCTTCTTCTTTATATTTTCCACTTTTTCCTACAATTAATTTTGCTGGTCTATAATATTCGTATTTATTATCCGTAGGTGTAATCGGTGATTTTTCATCTTCTTTATCTTCTTTTTCTAATTTTCTTTTAAATAATTCTTTTCTTAATTTTTTAGTAGCATCTGGTAATCTTTTTTTAGCCTCTTTTAAAAGTAAATTAGGTATATTTGATGCACCCTGTTTAAAAAGTGAAGTTGAAAATGATGAATCAGGCGCCGGTGATGGTTTTACATAATATTTTGTGCCGGATTCTACAGCGGTTTTTATTCCTAATAATGGATTTAAAATTATCGGTTTAGAAAATGGAGTATTATTTCTAAATATAGTATCTGAAGGTCTAAGTGCGGAACCTTTTACAACACCTGAAACTTGGGAGCCAATTAAGTCTGCTATAAAATTTGGGCTTGACAACAATAGGGCTGCTCCACGAGGTGGATTTAGTATGCCTCTACTTTCTATATAGACTTTACTATTTTTGTAAATGTCACTTTTTTTATTTTTAAATAATTCTAAAATTGTTGCCATCTTATTATGCCATTTTCATTTGTTTAAATGCCAATTTATCTATTTTAGATTGAACCTCTGAAATGTTTAGTGGTATTGTTTTACCAGCGTTAGCTGCTTCAACTAATTTGTCCATTCCCGCTACCATATAGGCTTGGTACTTTATCATTTCATTTGCTTGTGATGATGCAAAATTGTTTTGTTTCGTAAACATTTCATTTTTAGCAGCCGCTGCATTATTTTGTGCTATAATCGTTTTATTATCATTAGCCATTTTAATTCCACGTAGATGGTCATTTGATTTTATTTCTGCGGTTACAACGGATGTATCTTTTATTGGAGTTAATAAACTGGCGTCAAAGCCACTCGTCCCCCCAATTTTTTTTGCATCTGCTAATGCTTTTTGTGCGGCTTCAATTAAAGCCGTTGAAACACTACCGCCAACTCCACCAGTATTATTTGCGGACGCAGTAGTAACTTGGCCACTCGTCCCCCCAATTTTTTTTGCATCTGCTAATGCTTTTTCTGCGGCTTCAACTTGTAATTGAGCATTTTTGACCTTAGCCTGAGACTCTTTATCAACTCTTCTTCTTTTAACCTTTCCACCCATTGAATAGGATCCCGCATCAATTGCCGCCTCTAAATCTGATTGTGCTTTTGCTAATGCATCTTCCTTTTCTTTTTGGTTTCTTTCAAATGCACCTTGGTCTTTTAATTGTTGCTGTACATAATCTACTGTGACTTCTTGCCCTTTTCCTTTTGCAATTTTTACACCTATATCAGCCATTATAGCTCCTGCGTTCTCACTTGTCAATACACCCGATTGAACAAGTCCCGCAGTATATTGTTTTATTTGCTCTTGCTTTTCTTCGAACCCCTTCATTGCATTTTTGAATGCCTCACTATCCGCAGTTATATTTTGCTTTATTAAATTATCTCTAAATGTTTTTGCATTATCAACAAATAGATTATTAATTAGTTTTGCAGAAGATTCTTTTTGCATTTCTGCAACCGCTCTTTCAACATCCTGTTCACTTTCCATCTTTGCAGTTTTAATCCTAAATTTTGTTTCAAGTGCAATACCCTCTAATCTTTGCATCTGTTCTATAAACATCATTCCTTTTCTCTTATCTTGCTCAAATTTCATCATCTTTTCTTGATGAGCTAAATCGGCCTCCATTCTTTTTTTATCATTATCATTTTGTATTTTCAATGCGCCCTCTGCTATTGCGATACCTGCTTTTTCAGCATTTCTTTCCTCTAATGATTTACTAACATCTCCATCACCACCTTGTTGTATAGATAATAATTGTTCGATATCCATACCAGTCGCTTTAGTCAACTGTTGTTTTGCAAATGGATTTAATCCTTTAATATCAACATCACCCAATGCACCTCTTAATGATTCTGCTGCTCCTTTTTGGTCACCAGACATTAACTTTGCTCTAGTTTCAGAAAGGTCTACATTTTTACCAAGCATTGCTGATAATCCCATTTCGGCTTTAATACTATCTTTATAATTAAGTACCATTGAATCCGATGCTTTTAACATAGCAGACATAGATGTACCCATTTTATTAAGGGCTACTGCCTGTTTTGCAAAATTTTCAGCTGTACCGTCACTAAATTTGTATATATCAGCAGAGGAATCTACCATATCTTTCATCACTACCTGTGCCATTCTTCCATTTTCATCTGCGAATTCCTTTATACCTGCTACTAAATTCATACCTATTTCCAACGATGTGTTGTTCATTAATCTAAAAGCATTTCCCATATTAAGGGTTTCTTCAGCACTAACACCCAATTGTTTAGAAAGACCTTGTGCGCCTGTTGACATTCTTATCTGGTCCTTAACTGATGCGCCTAAATTTTTAGCAACACCTACTATTGAACTAAAAACCTGTTCTGTAGATGAACCTATTGCCTGTAATGCTGCTTCACTAGCCTTAATAAATTTGCCAAATTGAGTCATTCCTGTTACAAATAAAGTTTTTCTCTTATCAAGTTCGGCATCTAATACTTTCATTTGTTTTTGATGTGCAAAATCTATATAAGACTTTGCTCTATCCATTTCCAGATTAAATTTGTCCTTCACTAAATCCTGCTCAAATCTTAAATTATCACTCGCTATACTTTTCTCATACTCTAACATATCCCTTTCCTGGGCGTGTTTCTCTTTTACTGGTGCCATTATGTTATAGTCCGCAACTATATCTCTATATTGTTTACTCATTTTGAATAAAGCAGTAGTAGTTTCTTTACCTGCACCGGCTCCACCAAAAAATGTTGCAACATCGGAAAATGTCTGTGCTGCCTTACCGGAATTGAAAAAATTTACTACTTGCATACCAACTGCAAACGCAGCTCCAATCGGTCCTGCTGCTCTTAAAAGGCCAGCGGCACCTCTCGTTATTGATGCACCAGCCTGTCCTAACGCGCCGGCAGCCTTACTTTTACCTGCAGCATTCATAGGCATTTTAGCAGCATACTCTTCTTTGTTCTGTATTAGTTTCGAACCTTTTCTACTTAATCCTTCTTTTATTAAATCTCCTGTTTTAGGGTCATAATAACCTGCCCCTGCGAATCCACCTTTTGGTTTTTTCGGGTCAAACATAGAGGCGCCAAATTTTTTTCTATGTTCTGCTTCATCGGTTACACGCTTAGCACCCTTTGGTATTACGCCACCTTTAAATTGTTTTATAATTTTTCCTTTTTCATCATAATAACCAGAACCGCTAAATTTTCCTTTAACGCCGCCTGCCTCTAAATTTTTTGAAAATGTTTCTACTCTTTTTAGTATTTTACCACCAAACATTTTATTAATGTTCTTAAGGAATCCACTTTCAATTCCTTTGAACATTGAATCCATACCCTTTTTTGCTGATCTTTCATCTTTTTTTGTATCAGGCTCTTTTACTTTAGGTTTCTTTTTATTTTCTGATTTTGTCTTTACTGCGGCTTTTTTGGCATTTTTATTTTGTTGATTTACGAAACCGCCAATAGATTTTACTAACTCATTATTACTTTTAATAATATCTGTATTACTTTCAAATAATTCACGAATTAAATCATCTAAATTACCAATGGAGGAAGTAAGTTCTTTTAATTCCTTTGAGTTCTCTTTTAACTCTTTTGTATTTTGACTATTTGTTGCCATTATTAAAGTTAAGTATTCTTATATAAATATTAAATATAAAAATTACCTTTTTCTAATTTTGCCAGTTGATGAAGATTTACTTTTAATTATATTTTCATATGATTTATTTTCTTCATCTTTTGCATTTAATAGCTCTCTATAATAAAATTCTCTTAACTTGACAGGCATATAGTATAAATCATGCCAATTAAATCCACCATTAGCATAATATATCATTTGAAATATTTTTTTATGTAAACTTACCGAGTAATCATTCGGAAGGGTAAAAAAAGTCAACCCCAATAGGGACTTTTAACGCCTCCTTTTCGCCTGTAAATGGTGAGGTGTATTCGAATGTAAAATCAACATCGGGCGTTATATCTTTTATAATTTTTCTTAATGCTTTTGAATCCTGAATTTGAAATTGATTTATAACAAAATTACTAATATAACCAATGTCCCTATTACCATTTACCTCTGTAATAATTCTTCTCCAACGTGTCGTAATTTCATTTGATTGTTTAAGAGTTTTTTCACTAGCTTCTACATCTTTAGAAATTGCTATTTCATCTCCGTGTGTTAATAATTTAAATTTTATTGGTAATTTTGATTTGGGTAAGATAAATTCATATTCATTATTTCTGTTCCATTTAGTTTCATCCACATCTTTAGTTGATAATTTTGCCATATCCACATCTACATCTACTTCCTCTTTTTCAGATGGGTCAGTCACTGTCACCTTATACATTGGCCCATATGCTAACACCCTACTAGCTACTAAAATTGCATTTTTATCCCCTATCAAAATATCATTAATATTTACACCGGGTTCTACTACGATTGATTCTAATAATTTATCAATTGTAGAACCTTTACGAATCAAACTTGCGGATGTCAAAATATCTTCCTCTTTTGCAGTCAAAAGTTTTAAAGTAATTTCCCCTTTAGCTAATGCTGAACCCTCAGGATAACATAATCCTTTAGATGGTAAACTTATTACTTCCGTTGCAAATGGGTAAGATTTTGATTGAATTGGTTGTCCTAAACCCCTTATAACCTGTTGTTCTATGTTTTGTTCCATATAAATTTTATAACTTTGTTTATTATATATATTGTATTTTAAAAAAAATAAAGGGGAAACAAAAGTGCTTCCCCCTCAATTATATATTTGTTTGTAATAAGATTAGTATTCTAAAATAGCGTAATCATATGCTATAGATAATTCTATTGATACAGGATCATTTGAAGCCCAATCTAATTCACCAAAGTTTGCACTTAAAATAAATGCACCTTTTAAAGTCCATTGCTCAATTTTATCACCTACAGGTCCTAATAGATAAAAAGTAATATCTTTTTTGTAAAAAGTATTATATCCATCTCTACCTGTCAATGATTCATGTGAACTTCTAACCCATTCCATAACTTGTTGTGCACCTGATGGTACGATTGGGTCATAAAGGGTTATACTTATATCTTGCCATTCACCTTTACCCTTCAACTTTCTTTTTATGTTGATATGGTCCAAAACGATTGGTTCAAACTGTATTGTAGGTCTCTGAGCTGTCTTAACAATGTAAGATTCTATACCATTTATTTCCATAATAAATCTGTTACCAACTTTTGGTTCAAAATTTTTATAGAACATTTTATCAAACTCTAAAATTTCTGGCATTTTGTTTTATTTTTATGTTATTTTATATAAATATTTGTTTTTTAAATTATCCACCAAAACTTGCACCAGTTGGAAGAATGTTGAAATCAATCTGTAAGAATTCAGCTGTCTTTGTTGGTTGTAAAAAGATAGCACCTTGCAAAATGTTTCTATCAATTACATCTGGTGTATTATTACTTTCATCCATAACTACTCTGAAAGCGTATAAACCTTGTCTTTGTTGAATTGATTCCAAATATGGATTAACAATATTTAAGAATCTGTTACGGGTTTCAGATGAGTTTTGTTCAAATACTAAGAATTTAGAAGAAGATGCTATAAACTTTCTAACAGTTAATAATAATCTTCTTACATTAATTCTATCCAATGCTGAAGGCTTATCTTGTAAGGTTTTTTGTCCAAAT